ATGGCTGCTAATCCAAAGAAATCAGTTCAAAGTATTAGAAAGAAATTAAATACATCAATAGAGAATGTAAAAGCTAGTGGTGATAAGAAAAAATTAAATACATTGAAATTACAATTAGATAAATTAAACAAAATTGGTGGTGTGGATACTATAGTTCCAAGTGAAGGAATAGTGTTCAAGTATAAAGGTAAAACTTATAAGTTTACTGGTGCATTTGCTCCAATCAATCAAATCACAGGTTTAATTTATTTTTAGATATTTATATATACAAGATTAAGAGGTATTATGGCAAAAGAAAGTAAAAATTTAGCAAAAGTTCAATCTATGTTGGATGGTAACTATAAGAACAAAATCCAAGTTGGTGTTGGTGACCAAGAAGTAGAACAGACAAGAAAAGTTGGTGATAAGTGGGTTGATTCGGATGGTAATCATTGGGAACAGAAAGATGGATATAGAACAAAAAATACATCCAATAGAGCACATCATTCTTGGGATGAAAAATGTTCAGGTTGTGAAAAACTTATTTTAAAGAAATGGGATAAAGATTGTTACAAAGCTGATGGTAGATGTTACCATTGTCAATTGAATTATGAACTTGATTTAGAATTTGATTCAAAATTAAGATGGTTTGCTTATAGAAGACTAAAAGATTTTAAAAATATGAAAGCTATTGAAAAAGATATGGAACAATGGATTGATGCAATTATAGAAGAAAGAAAACAAAATCCATTTGATATGAAAGTAGCCAACGCTTTAGCGAATGGTGAGGTTAATATGTCAATTAGTAAAAATAAACTATCATAGGAGAAATACAATGACAGAATGGGTATTAGCAAATTGGGAATGGATAATGTTAGGATTTTACACATTAGAAAAAATCGTAAAATTATCACCAAGTAAAAAAGACGACATTATATTTGATGCAGTAATTAAACCTGTATGGGATAAATTACCATTTGGTAAATAATATGTTTAGTAAAATAAAAAAATATGTTATAGGATTTTTTGTTTTATGTGGTGGAATCCTTGTTGCATTTCTATCAGGTAGAAGTGCAGGTAAAAAAGATGAAAAACTCAAGGGTTTGAAGAAAGAATCAAACAAAATATCTGATTTATTAAAGGAAAAGAAGAAGTCACAAAAAGCAATTAAAAAGAGTTTAGCTAGTAAGAAAAAAGCTCTTGACGATATTAAAAACAAAAAATATAAGAAAAAGAAAGTTTCTAAAAAAGAAGCATCTGATTTCTTAAAAAACTTTAGCAAGGAGAAAAAGTAATGCCACATAAACCAGGACATAATGGACAATATGTTATAAAATCAACTGGTAAACCTTATAATGGACCAGTATTGAAAACTCAATCGGGTGAATCTTATACAACAACTACTGGTGCACGAGAGGGATTTGTGCCTGGTGGGCCAGGCGGGCAATTGTTGGTATTGGCTTCCGAATCAACAATTCAACCTGTATCTAATGAGGTTGTTGAAAATGGAAATCCTGTTACAAGATTGTTTACATCCAAAACAACACCACGATATTATAAACCCGATGGTTCACTTGTTTCAATAGGAGCTAAATTACATCAACATCAAGATGGAACTATTATGACAGAACACTCAATGAATAATAATTCAGTTGTTGTAACTACTGTTTCTCCTAATGGAAGAGCAAGGACAACTGGAGTAAATCAAAGAAGAAGAACAAGAACGAGAAAACAGTCAACAAGGACACAACGACAAAACAAAAAAAATACACGGAAAAGGGGTGGGAACTACTAATGAAAAATTTATTAACAATATTATTATTAACATTTTTATTCACACAAGAACCTATTTTAAATGAAGAAGTTGGTGAACCTTGTCCTGATTGTCCAACTTGTGAAGTTTGTCCTCCCGAATGTGAAGGAACTTGTTTATCAGAAGAAGAAACACAAGGTTTGTTTAATAATATTAAAGAACTTGAATTTAAAAGACAAACTTGTGAAACTGCTTATTCAAATTTAGAAAGTCAAATGCAAGAATATGATGAATATATAGATGATTGTGATGAACAAGCAAAACTTTATGAAGAACAAATTAAAATCAAAGAAGATATGATTAAAACAATAAAACCAAAATGGTATCACAATAGATATTTATGGTTCTTTGGTGGTGTCTTCTTTACATCTAGTACTGTTTATTTAGCAGGACAATTGGACTAAAATGAGTGATTTAAAACAAGCCATACAAAGGGAATACTTAAAATGTGCATCCGACCCTGTGCATTTTATGAGAAAGTATTGTACTATTCAGCATCCTACAAAAGGTAAGGTGAAGTTTGATTTATATCCATTTCAAGAAAAGTGCTTAACAGATTTTAAAGACAATCGTTATAATATCATATTGAAGGCTAGGCAATTAGGTATCTCAACTCTTTCAGCTGGATATGCATTATGGATGATGTTATTTCAAAATGATAAAAACATATTGGTAATTGCTACAGGTAAGGATACTGCTAAAAACCTTGTTACAAAAGTAAGAGTGATGTATGATGGATTACCTCAATGGTTAAAAACCAATACAGAAGAGATTAATAAATTATCCCTACGATTTGCAAATGGTTCACAGATAAAAGCAATTGCATCCAATGAATCTGCTGGTCGTTCAGAAGCTCTATCTTTACTCATACTTGATGAGGCAGCATTTATTGATAGAATTGATACCATATGGACAGCTGCACAACAAACACTATCAACTGGTGGTGGTTGTATTGCTTTATCAACACCTAATGGTGTAGGTAATTGGTTTCATAAACAATGGTTAGGTGCTGAGGAAGGTACGAATAATTTTAATACCATTAGATTACATTGGACAGACCATCCTGAAAGAGATGAAAAATGGAGAAAAGAGCAAGATAAGATTTTAGGACCATCACAAGCAGCTCAAGAATGTGATACGGACTTTCTATCAAGTGGACAATCAGTAGTTGACCCTGCAATTCTACAATGGTATAAAGAAGAAATGATTGAAGCTCCAATTGAAGAGGTAGGAATAGATAGAGGTATGTGGGTATGGAGACAACCTGATTATACAAAAGAATATATAGTGGTTGCTGATGTTGCTCGTGGTGATGGAAGTGACTTTTCTGCTTGTCAAGTATTTGAAGTAGAAGATATGGAACAATGTGCAGAATATAAAGGACAATTATCTACAACGGATTACGGAAACTTCTTAATTGAGGTTGCAACGAAATATAATGATGCACTATTAGTAGTTGAGAATAACAACATTGGTTGGGCTACAATACAAACTATTATTGATAGAGGATATAAGAATCTATTCTATCAATCAAAAGATTTACAAGTTGTTGATACAGAACATAATATTACAAACAAATACAGAGCACAAGATAGAAATATGGTGCCTGGCTTTTCAACAACAACAAAAACTCGTCCATTAGCAATAGCTAAAATGGAAGAATATACAAGAGAAAAATTAGTGAAACTTCACTCAAATAGATTAATTGATGAATTATTTGTATTTATATACAAGACTGGAGTTTCACAATCAAAAGCACAAGCAATGCAAGGTTACAATGACGACTTAGTTATGTCTTATTCAATAGCTCTTTGGGTTAGAGATACAGCTCTAAGACTACAGAAAGACAAAAATGACCAACAATGGGCAACAATGAACTCAATGTTGAAGTCAAATGGAAACAAATCGGAACACGCAGCAGGTTTTAGTGTAGGTTCTGTAGGACAGCCTTCTAAAAATCCATTTGAAATGGATAACGGTGTAGGTGAAAAAGAAGATTTAACTTGGTTAATTAAATAAGAGGTAAAAAATGGCAGACAATGAAAATATATTAACGAGATTAGGAAAATTATTCCAAAATCAAATCGTAGTTAGAAAAACAAATGATGGACAAGTTAGGGTAAAGGATGTTGAGTTTTCTCAAACAGCTTTAACATCTAATTTTATTGATAGATATAATAGAATCAATTCAAGTGGATATGGTGGTTCATCATATGCAGCCAAACAAAATGCAAATGCGTATGATACGGCTCGTAAAGAATTATTTAGAGATTATGAATTAATGGATGCTGACCCAATCATATCATCAGCATTAGACATATATTCAGATGAATCAACGGTTGATAATATTGAAAACAGAATATTAAAAATTAAAACAGATAATCCAAAAGTCGCTAAAATATTACATAACTTATTTTATGATATAATGAATATTGAATTTAATCTATGGAGTTATATTAGAAATATGACTAAATATGGTGATTTTTATTTACATTTAGATATATTGGATAAACATGGAGTTGTTAATGTAAAACCTCTTTCAGTATATGAAGTATCAAGGATGGAAGGGCATGACCCAAGTAATCCAAAACTTGTTCAATTTCAATTGGAAGAATATAATGAAACAGTAAGAGCTTCAAAAGCTGGAAAGCTTTTTGAAAACTATGAAATCGCTCATTTTAGAAATTTAGCTGACACAAATTACCTACCTTATGGTAAATCAATGATGGAAGGTGCAAGAAGAGTATTTAAACAATTAACTCTTATGGAAGACGCTATGTTAATTCATAGAATGATGAGAGCACCAGAGAAAAGAGTATTTAAAGTTGATATAGGAAACATTCCACCAAATGAAGTGGATAACTTTATGCAACAAATCATTGGTAAAATGAAAAAAACACCTGTAATGAATAGTAATGGTGAATATAATTTAAAATATAATATGGAATCCATTACAGAAGATTATTTCTTACCTGTTCGTGGTGGTGATAGCGGAACAAATATTGATACTTTACCAGCTTTATCAAATGAGGGTGCTATTGATGATGTAGAATATTTAAGAAACAAAATGATGGCGGCATTAAAAATACCAAAAGCATTTTTGGGATATGATGAGAATGTTGGTTCAAAGGCTACATTAGCTGCTGAAGATGTAAGATTTGCAAGAACAATTGAAAGACTACAAAAAACAATTGTTGCTGAATTAGAAAAGATTGCTATCGTTCATTTATACACACAAGGATTTGAAGATGCAGAATTGATTAATTTTGAATTAGAATTAACAAATCCATCAATGATACATCAACAAGAAAAGTTAGAATTACTAACTCAGAAAAAAGATATTGCTAATGACTTGATTGAAAACAAATTATTTTCAAGACAATGGATATATGATAATATCTTTGAATTAAATGACCAAGAAAAAATTGATGTCTTTGAGGGTGTTATTGAGGATAGAAAACAAGCATTTAGAATGGAACAAATTGAAACAGAAGGAACTGACCCAGCCGAAGGTGGTGGTGAAGAAGTTGACAATGACGAAGACTTTGAAATGGCTAGACGAGGTGAACATGGTGGGGATAGACGAAGTGGAACTGGTAAGAAAGAATTTGGGAATGAATACTCAGCTAAAGATATAAAAGATGCAACGAAGTACGAAAGAGAACGATATGGTAAACGAGAGTTTAAAGGTGGTTCTCCATTAGCTACATCAAAAGGTTCTACAATTGTTGCAAGAGAAGGACTACTAAATTCACTTAAAGATAAATTTGGGAAAGATTTAGATAAGTCTATGTTAAATGAAGAAATTATTTTAGATGAAGAAGAATAAAATTGGGTTATTTAGTAAAAACATTATATTTATATATGAATAATTACATAAATAGTATCCAAAACAAATGGAGACTCGACAATGCGTAAAGTTAAGCATAATAAAATCCGTAATACGGGTTTATTGTTTGAATTTTTACTTAGGCAGATTACATCTGATGTGTTAAATAAAGACAATGGACCAGCGGTAAAAATCGTTAAAGAGAAATTTAACGAAAATACGGAGCTAGGAAAAGAATTAGCTCTATATAACATACTAATTACAAAGAAATTTAAGTCGGATAGTAAAGCTGATTACTTCATTAATGAAGTTATGAAAGCTAGAGATGATTTAAACAATTCTACACTTAGAAGAGAGAGATATAATTTAATTAAGGAGATTCAATCTAATTACAATCTTCAAAAATTTATGTCTTCTAAAGTTCCAAATTACAAAACTTACGCATCTATTTATACACTATTTGAATATAATAAATCTTTATCACCAGACCAAAAAACAGAATCATTTTTTAATATTGTTGAGCATGTAACAACTAATGATAATTCAATTAAGTTATCTGAAACAGTTACTAAACTTCCTGATGATGAAGATTTAAGAATTTTAACTTATAGAACTTTATTAGAAAAATTCAATCAAAAATATACAAAATTAAGTGCGGCTCAAAAGAACTTACTTAGAGAGTATATTAACAATATATCTAATACAAATTCATTAAAAGATACTTTAAAAGAAATTATAAAAGGTTTAAAGGAAGATTTACAAACACACTCTAAAAATCTTAAAGACAAAGTTGTAAAAATCAAAATGAATGAAGCAATAAAATCAATTGACAAATTTTGTGGAATTGAAGATAAATCAGATGTTGTTAAAGATGAATATGTTATTCAAACAATGAGATATTTAGAACTTGTAAAGGAAGTGAAAAAAAGTGGAAATAAAAAACAGAAAGTTATTTAAAGAGTTAATTAAGAAATTAACACTTGAACTTTTAGACGATGAAGGTTTAGAAGAAATGACTGCTACTGGAAATGTAGCTGGATATTCCACACCAAAAGCTTTTGGTAAGACTAGTAAGAAGAAAAAAAAGAATTTAGAAAAACAAACTGGATATAAGTTTGTAAGTGAATCTGTTGATGATAAAGATTTAAAACAAATAACAAAATTAATAAGAAATGTTGTTGGTGATATATTGAGAGATATATGGCTTAAACGAACAGCTTGGAAATAGGAGATAATAAGTGGCAGTATTAACATCAGGATATGGAACAGGTTTAAGTAATAAACAAAAACTCAGTAGAGCTTGGGTATTAAAACCAACTGTTTATAGTGTTGAAAATGTAGTTGCTGGTAATGGTACTGGAAATGCCACAGCTTTATCCACAACAACCACAGTATCTCTTATAGTAACAAAAGCTAGTGCAACACATGTATCATTAGCTGATGGGATTGAAGGACAATTAAAAATAATTATACATAAAACAAGGGGTGGTAGTAATGACTTAGTAATAACTCCAACTAATTTTGGTGCTGGTGATACCTTAACTTCAGACTTAGCATCTAGAGCTGTTCAATTATTATTTGATGGTGCTAATTGGCAAGTAGTTGCTGGTGAAATAACAGGTGACCCAGAAATGGTGATAGCATAATGGCTACAAAACAAACATTAACATCAGCATATGGAACTGGTTTAACACCTAAACAGAAAAAAGCTTTAGGATTTGGATTAGACCCTGGAATTTCCGATTCACAAGATGGAAGTGGTGCTGTAGGTGATGATATAGAGACTGTTTATGGAGGTGCTGATGCAAATAATGCTACAGCTTTATCTTTAGATGTTACAACATCATTGGTTGTTACTGCTAGTAGTCAAACACATGTATCATTAGCAGATGGAGTATTAGGACAAGTAAAAAGAATAATACATCTTACCAGAGTTGGTGAGGAGGATTTAGTTATCACACCAGCTAATTTTGCAGGATTAAAAACAGATGGAAGTGCTGGTACGAATATAACATCAGATACACAAAGAAGAAGTGTAACTTTAATGTTTGATGGTGATAATTGGCAAGTAATAGCAGGTGAAATAACAGGTACAGCAGAATTTGTAATAGGATCATAGGAGATTAAGATGTCAAAACAAGTAATAGTAGATTATATACCATTTGAGGT